GTCGGGTTGCCTGCGGATGCAGACCCTTGATCGTCACTCATCACGGAAATCCTCTTGCAGATTGGTCAAGGTTCGTTCGTCCAGGTGCAGCGCCTCGACAATCATCTGCACCGTCTCCTGCCGGCCGACCATGCGACCGACCTGGAACATGTCCACCTGCGCGCCGGGGGTGGCCGGCGGCTTGCCGAGCTTGGCGAACCGCTTCAGGTGCGCCATCACGATGCGGCCATCCTCGGACAGGTCGTTGCTGCCCGGGGCCATGAACAGCCGCTTGTAGGCGCGGGTGCGGAACAGCACCTGGCGAATCTGCGCCATCAACCCGATGCTGTTCACCGAATCAACCCTTGGAGCTCGGCGAACCGGGCGGCATCGCGCTCGCAGGCGGAGAGATGGGCGGCAAGAGCTTCTCCAACGCCTCCCTCGTCGCTGGACTCTCCGGCGGGACCATCAGGCGCGGGGGCGGCGTGGCAGGTTGCGGGCAGGGCAGGGGCGGCGGGGGCGTAGCGCAGCCGGCGAGCAAGGTCGCGCCCGCGGCGATCGGCAGCATCCAGCTTCTCAGACAACCCACGCTCAACCTCCTGATGTCGGGCGGTAGCGGCCTCCAGAGCCGCCCTCGCAGCCTCTGCGGCCCGCGCGCGCTCGAGGTGCCACTCTGCCTTGACCGCAGCCGACCCGGCCTCATAGCCGCTCCGGTGCGCCTTGTGGTAGCCGAACCACCCGAGGCCGGCCAGCGCGAGCGCGAGGCCGACCCCGAGGTAGACCCGGGTCACGCCTGCGGCTCGCCCTTGCGCTTCGACAGCACCGACCACACGGCGGCGGCGACCGTGGCCGCAGCACCCGCGATGGTGGCGACGGTCTCGGCGTCGGTGATGCCCTTGCCGACGAGGTAGCCACCGATGGCAGCCACGATGGCGCGGACGATGCCCGCGATCTGCTCTCCGTTCATGCTGATCTCCTACGCTTCGTTGTCCGAGACCGGCGCGCCGTTGGAAGCAAGCAGCGGCAGCGCGGAGACGGCAGGGACCGCCGTATTGGGGGGCCAACGGTAGCCCAAGACCCGGGCAGGGTCAAAAGGCGCGATCGTCACCGCATTGGACTGGTTCCCGCCCAGCACCATCAGCCGGCGGCGCTCATCGCGCCCGACGAGGAACCCGACATGACCGGCACCGGGTCTCTTGGGGCCGCCGTTGAAGACGACCACGCACCCGAGGAAGGGGTCGCACTCCACCCCCCAGTCGAGGTATGCCCGCGCGCGGTACCAGTGCCGCGGCAACTGGTGACCGCCCTGCCGCAGCATCTCAGCCACGAACACCCCGCACCATGGGGTCTCATCGTCCGACCACCACGCCCGCAGCTGGCGCAGCCACCGGGCGATGGCCGGCGCTGTCGCCTTGCCGGGGATCTCGCGCAGCCCGATATGGTGGCGTGCAGACTGGACCCAGTGCGGCTCGAGTTGGACCATCAGCTCAGGAAGATGAGCTTCGCCAAGATGGCCGCCATGCCGGCAATCAGGCCGTACCCGACCCGGCTGACCACGGTGCTGAACTTGTCGAGGTCCTCACGGATGCCGCGGTATCGCTCGGCACAGACGGCCTCATGGGTGGCGAACCGCACCTCGAGGTCGCGCAGTCGGTGGTCATGGGTCACGGCTTGGGTCTGCTCGGCGCTCACTGGAACACTCCCATCACTTCACGGCGGGGGACCGAGGCGGCGATTTGCTCGGCTCGGGCGAATCTTTCTGCGGCCTGTCCCGCGATCGGCGCGGCGGCCAGAAGCTGCTGCATCTGCGCGGCCTCCTGCTCGGCCATGTCCATGGCCGCGAGCTCCTCGTCGGTCCGCAGCGCCTTGGCCGGCACGTTGTTGGCCTCGGCGATGACCTTGACCGCTTGGTCGGCGTTGATGCGGCGCAGCACCTTCATGTCGCCCGACGCCTGCGCCACCGGCAGGATGGCCTCAATAGTCCGCAGGATGCCGGCGGCCTCCTCGGCACGCATCAGCCGCGCCAACGGCCCGGTGTATTTCGGCAGGATCTCACCGCCAGCGACCACGTACTCGAGCAGCTGGGGCGGCGGCTCAGGCAGCATCCCGGAGGCCGAGAGCAGGTCGAGCTCGCGCTCGATGATGGGGCCGAGGAACTCCGACTGCTGCCGGCCCATGGTCGGCCCGAGCAGCGCGCCCTTCTCCTGCGCCCGTTGCAGCACCTCGGTCGCCGTCATCACGCGGGGCGACTCCACCAGAATCTGGAACAGCGTGACGAGGAACGAGTCGTTCACCGCCTTGCGCTTCTGGTCGGACATCTCGATGCCGATCGGCAGGTTGCCGCCGGTCATCAGCGGCTGCACCAGCGGCGTACCGTCCTCGCGGAGGTAGCCGTAGTTGAGGGCATTGGGACGCACCGAGAAGGCATTGATGGCCCCCTCCTCGGACAGAATGAGCGGCGGATCGACCATGCGGTGCGCCATCCGAAGCATGGTCTTTTCCATCTCCTGCAACGACTTGATGTCGGCCAGAGCCTCCATCGCAGGGGACCGCCCATAAATCTCACGCGGGCCGGTGACATACCGACCGACCGCATACGGCTGCACCCGGTAGCCGCCGTCCTGCAAGAGGACGCTGCCCTCGCGCGCGACGTAGCGCGACACGAACTGCATCCCCTCCGGGCCTGCGCGACCCTGGCGGTAGTCGCCATTCGGCTTCACGCAATGCACGAACTCAAACATGTCGTTGCCGCGGGAGGCGGCGGCGGACTTGATGCCACGCGGGAGTTTCTCCTCCCAGCCGGGGATCTGCATCGCCTGCCGCGCCGTGAGCGTGAAGCAGCGGTAGACCGTGTCCACCCGCCCGCTATGGTCGAGGTCGATCACGAGCTCGGACAGCGGGATGGCGCGGTAGCGCAGCGTCACGCCCGGGATCTCGTCGATGAACAAGCATGAGGTGCCGAACGACCCGAGGCTCATGTAGCACTCAAACGCCTGCGAGGCGAAGTTGGCGGTCGGCGCATACCGCTGGCGGAACAGGATGTCGCGCAGGGCATCGCACCACCGCTGCACCGCCACGTTCTCGTCGAGCTCCGGGATGCCGGTATGCAGACCGTGCCAGACCTGCGTGGCCGGGGTCAGCATCGAATCCATCGCGGCGGCGAACCGGGGCAGGGCGCGCTGCGCGGTCGAGTCGAAAATCTTCTCCGACCGCTTCTCACCCGGGGTGCGCCAGCCGGTCATCTCGGCCATGCTCGGCCAGACCCGCTCGGCCACCTCCTGCCAGTGCTGCTCCCATGTCCCACGCGCGCCCTTCAGGCGATCGTAGTCCTCCAGCACTTCGGTTGCGCGTGAGTCAGCCATGGTCACTCCCAGAGCAGGAAGTAGCCGTTCTCGAGCGTGAGGTTGTCGCCATCCTCCGCCACGAGATTGCCGACCGGAGCATCATCGCCGGTCCCGTCACGCCGCAGCGTCCGGTCGGCGGTGCGCTCAGCCGTGCGCGGCCACGTACGCATCAGAACCCCGGCGCGGGGATGCGGAGCGCGACGGCGTAGACGGCGGTCGCGGTGGCGATGTTGCAGCGGATCTCGCCGGCCCCGAGCTCGAAGATGCCGCCGCCGGCAGCGGTCAGGGTCGTGTCGATGCCGACATCCTGCGCGGTGCCATTCGGACCCTTGCACTCGAGCTTGACGGTGCCGGGGAAGGTGCCTTCCACCCGGAACTCACCGCGGCCACCCGGCCATTGGAACCACGCGCCGGTCGCGCTGGCATTCGTTGCGAGTCTGATGCCTGTCGCCATATCTGTCTCCGATTAGGCCGCAACGGCCTTAATGACTGCGAACTGAAGCACCACCGCCTCGGACAAGTTGCCCGAGGTCTGGCAGTTGAACAGGGTGATCGAGCACGAACCAGCCGCGACAGCGCCTGCGCTCACCAGATACGCACCAGCGGTGCCGCCCGACTTTACGCATACGGCCACCACATCGGTCGCCTCGATGGCGCTGTTCGTCAGCGTGAATGCGACAGGGGTCTGGTGCGCCAGAGTCGCGTTGTGCATCGTGATGGTGCCGCAAATCTTGTCGAGCGTGACGCCGGTCGCCTTGCTGGTGAGCTGCGTCTCTGCCCCGCCGGCCCCGGTCGCATAGCCGATGCCGGCTGACGGAGAGGTGGACCGGATGGACCCGGCTGCGGTCGTGTTGCCGGCCTTGGTCACTTGGAACCGGGCAGCTCCGCCGACGAGCAGATTGAGCAGCATCGACCCGGCAGCACTGGCCGTGTCGGTGACGTCCATCTTGATGGCCGAGAAGGTCGTGGCGACGTTGTTCCAGACCGCGACGAGGTCGGCCACCGCGCCGCCGGCCAACGCTTTGGCGGTGATTTTCTTGGTCTCGACCGAGCCGGTGTCGACGATTGGCAGGACATCCGCGGCAGGGTCGAGGTCGCCCTGCGCCAGACTGTCGAACTGGCTGATCTTCTTCGTCGCCATTACATGCCGCCGCCCAGCAGCCGGGTGGTGCCGACCCCGCCCTGCATCCGGGTCTCAGGGGTGGACATCATCGTGGCGGCGCGCCCGCGACGGCGGCGCATCCGGGTGGACTCGATCTCGCGCTGCTTCGCCACGTCGGTCTCAGGCGGCGGGGGAGGCGGCTCAACCTTCGGCATCTTGGGTTTGAACAGGCCGGACATAACGCACCTCGCGGTCGTGGTTGCGGCGAGTCTAGCCGAGGATTGAGTAGTCCGCTACTGCCGCCCCGGGCCTTGCCCGTTGGCTCGTGCCGCGGAACGGGCGCCGCCCCTTGGCGAGGTAGCGCAGGGCATCGGCGTGGTGGCTCGACCAGTCATGCAGCGGGCGATCCTTGAACCGCTGGAGCCGCTCGTCGTACTCCCGGCGGTACTGCCGGATGGCATCCATCGCGCGCGACATCCTGGCCTTGGCATCCTCCGGCTCCTCGCCGGGGAACGTGTCCGGGTTCGCGTTCCACTCAACCGTCGGCAGCATCTGGCGCACCGCGCTGATGCCATCGTCAACGGAGTCGGCCTCAAGGACCCGCGGCTTCAGGCCGTAGCCGGCGGCGGTCTCGAGCCGGGACTTGCCGCTGCCCCACTCCTTCACCGCCCCGTCGTGCGGCCAGATATGGTCGCCGTAGACGTAGTCCATGGCCAGGAGCTTCTTGGCATACCAGTCCAGACCGACGCCCGACCCCTCGAGGACGTTGATGATGCGGATCTTGTGGCCGACGAACTGGTAGAACCAGATGACCGTAGAGTCGCCGATGCCGATGTCCCATGCGGTGCCGACCGGTTGGCCGACCACGTGCGGGAAGGGGCCGACCCGCCCGTCCTGCTCGGCCTTGAGGATGGCATCGCCGTAGTATGAGCCGGGGATGTCGGCATCGAAGTCGCAGTAATACTCCTGCCGGATGATGGCCTCGGCTTCCTTGTCGCCGCGCTCGACCTTCAGCTCCTTGCGCTCGCGTCGGATGGTCTCGATCGGGATCGCGCCTGTGTCCTCAACCGTCAGCACCTGCCCGAACCAGTCGCGGTCCTTCCGGGCGTAGTCCACCATCCTGGCGAAGTGGTTCCGGCCACGCGGGGTGCTGATGAAGATGGCCCAGCCGTTGTTCTCCGCGAGGATGGGGCGCAGGAAGGCCCATGCGTTGGGGTCGGCGAGCGCGTACTCAGAGAACACCACCCCCATGGGCGGCGAGCCGATCAGGCTGTTGTAGTTGTCGCTGCCGACCACCTGCCAGGTGCTGCCGTTCTTGAACCGCAGGAACATGTCCTGCTCGCGGGTGGTCTCCCGCAGCTCAGGCGGGAAGGCGGCGTCGATGCGGCGCCGACCAGTGTGCGGGTCCACCGCGTCCCAGATGGCCTTACGCGACTGATTGGCCTGCGGGAGCATGTGCCAGATGCCACCCACCCGGGTCATGGCGCTGACCGCCGCCCAGTGCAGGGACAGGTCGTCCTTGCCGGATCTGCGGTGCCACGCGAGCGCGAGCCGCTTGCAGCCGCGCTCGAGCGCCGACCATGCGGGCATCTGGTAGTGGCGCGGCCTCCAGCCGTTAGCCGGCAGGTGGATCGGCATCGGTGAACCGCACGACGTTGACCGTCAGGCCAACGCTGCCCGAATGCTCGACCTCGGCCTTGTCGCCGTACCGCTTGGGCAGGAACTTGGAGGCGAACCACTTGCGGGCATCGAGCTCGACCCGGGCCTGCTGCGCGTCGATGACCCCGCTCCGCATGTCCTCGATGACCTGCTCGGCTTTCTCGACCTGATCCTGCGCCAGTGCTTCCAATGCGCGCGCGTAACTGTCACCAGCTGTTACCTTCAGCGCCGCGGCTCGGAAGGTCGCCCGATTGATGCCGACCTGCAGACAGGCGGCGTTCTCCGACATGCCGTCCTCGATCAGCGCGAGGACCGCCCTGACCTGTTCCGTCCTGTCTGGCATCACTTCGCCATCAAGCGTCGGGCGGCGGCGCCCTTGCCGGCCTTCTTGGCGGACTGGCGGGCGGTGTTCATGGCGATGGCGACCGCCTGCTTCTGGGGTCGGCCGGCGCGGACTTCGGTGGCGATGTTGCGGCTGATGGTCTTCTTCCCGTATCCCTGCATGAGCGGCATGGTCACTTCCCCTTGTTGCGGTTGCTGATTGCCCGAGCCTTGGCCTTGGCGTCTTCCTTGGAGCTGGCTCCCCATGCCCGCAGCGCGAGCGCGAGGCGGGTGGGTTTGCCGTCCTTCCCGACCATGGGTCCGGGCATGTTGCCCATCCGGGCGAGGAAACTGGCGCGGCGGGGGTTGTCGCCGGACTTGACCGGGGCCTTGAGGTTCATGCCCTCGGCCTTGGCGGATCGGCGACCGGCCTCGTTGAGACCGCCCTTCGGGTTCTGCCCTGCCTTGCGCTGCCATGCCGGGGTCTTCATACCAGGTTCACGTCTCCGATGTCGGACGGTGGTCTTCCTCCGGGTCCGCCCGGTCTACCCGGCGGCGCGG